CAAGTGGGTCAGGAAATGTAGCATTAGGTTGGGATGCAGGAATATCACTCACTAGTGGTTCTTTAAATGTCGCGGTAGGAAAACTAGCGTTAAAAACGGCGCAGACAGGTAGTCAAAATGTTGCTATAGGTCAACAAGCATTACAAAATTTTACAGAAAGTTTTAATACTGCTGTTGGTTATAGAGCTATGCTAGCAACAACAACCGGAGAAAGAAATACTGCGATAGGTTATGACACTATGGTAGATTTACAAACATCTGAAAATAATACTGCTGTTGGTTATAATGCTTTAAAACTAGTTACAGGACACGATAATACAGCAATAGGATCTGGCGCTGGAGATGCTACTACTTCAGGAACAAGAAACGTTTATGTTGGAATTGATGCTGGTGGTGGTGGAAATGGTAGCGAAAACTGTATAGTAGGTAGAAGAGCTGGTCAAAGTAATACTGCTAGTTATATATCTGCATTTGGTACAGAAGCTTTACAAAATAATACAGGAGCTTCGAATACCGCTTTTGGTACACAAGCTTCAATGGCTAATACTTCAGGTACTCAAAATACTGCAGTGGGTTACCAAGCATTAACTGCAAACCAGACAGGAAGCTGGAATACTGCAATAGGATATCAGGCATTAGATACGCTAAATGGTGGAGATAGAAATGTTGCAGTAGGTAGAGAAGCTTGTAGAGACCAAGCAAGTGGAAGCAATAATACTGGTATAGGTACTGAAGCATTAAAATTAAATTCGGGTGGGTTTGAAAATGTAGCAGTTGGTTCATATAGTTTAAATAATAATACGGGTTCTAATAATACTGCAGTTGGTACTGAAAGTATGAAGGCAAATACTTCAGGTACTCAGAATACTGCAATAGGTAAAGCTTCCTTAATATTAAATCAAACCGGAAGCTACAATACTGCACTTGGAGCATATGCGCTTAAAACACAAACTGGGGCTGATAGAAATACAGCAGTTGGTTGGGAAGCAGGTAGAGATGTTTCTTCAGGAAGTAAAAATACATTTGTTGGTTATGGTTGTGGTAATGAAGTAACATCAGGTGGTGATAACACTTTCATGGGCGATAACGCAGGAACAAATGTGACCACTTCAAGTAATAATACTTTAATCGGTAAAGGCGCAGGTGATGAAATTACAACCTCTGGTCAAAATACTGTAGTAGGTGAAAATGCATCTATAAGTTCAGGTACATCACAAGGTAACGAAGTTGTTGTAGGACAAGGTTTAACGGGAATAGGATATCACCAAGGTATATTAGGTGGAGTTAACGGAGTTTATAACCAAGGTAATTCTACAACATTTGCCCAAACATCAGATGAACGTATCAAAAAGAACATTGAAGATTATACTTTAGGATTAGATACCATTAATAGTATAAGAGTTAGAACTTTTGAATATAGAGATTTAGAAGAAATACCAAATGGAACAGACGGAAATAAATTAAATCCAAATGAATTACCTAAAGGTGAAAGAGTTGGTGTTATTGCACAAGAAATAATTGATGTATTACCAAGTTGTGTAAAAGAACATGAAAATAGTAGATTAAGTGTAACAACCGATAATGTATTATGGACTTTAGTAAAAGCAGTACAAGAACTTTCAGCAAGGGTAGAGGAACTAGAAGGATAAACGGGAAATAAACTATCATAAATAGAATAAAGGATATTAAATATGGCAGCACCAAATAGTAAAGCAACATTAACAGATCACTGCCTAAGGGCATTGGGATATCCTGTGATTGAAATTAATGTTGACGATGATCAGGTGGAAGATAGAATAGATGAGGCTTTACAGTTTTATCAACACTATCATTCAGATGCTGTAGAAAAAGTATATTTAAAACATAAAGTAACTAACTCTGAAATAGAATTTACAGGTGCAGCGGCAAATGGACCATTCTTAGTAGGGGAAATTATTACAGGCGGAACATCAGGAGCTAAATCAGTTATTCAATCTGTTACAAGCACAACCAAAATAAGGTACAATGCATTAACAGACTTTAGTAAAGTATTTGCAGTTGGTGATGTAGTCACAGGCGGCACGTCCGGAGCTACAGGCACTATTAAAGCTAGTGGTATAACTATTGGTGATATAGAGAATGGTTATATAACCACACCAGAATTAGTTCAAGACGTATTAGATGTATTTCCAATAGAGGAAGCAACTACATCTACTAATATGTTTGACATTAAATATCAAATGCACTTAAATGACATTTATTCATTAGGATTCTTAGGATCTTTAAGTGAATATGTTATGACACAACAATGGTTATCATTATTAGATATGGTAATCGATGATAGCACAAAGCATCTAAGTTTTGATAAACATAAAGATCAATTAAGAATCGATATGGATTGGAATAAAGAAGTTGATAGAGATGATTATTTAATTATAGAATGTAATAGAGTAATTGACCCTGAAGCATATACAGAAGTTTATAATGATTACTTCTTAAAAAGATATGCAACTGCACTTATTAAAAGACAATGGGGAACAAACTTATTAAAGTTCGAAGGCATGGTAATGCCAGGCGGAGTAACATTTAATGGTAGACAACTCTTTGATGATGCTAACGAAGAAATTTTAAAATTAGAGGAAGAGTGTAGATTAAATTGGGAACAGCCAGTCGATTTCTATACAGGATAAACCATGCCAAGATCAGTTTTCTTTTCTCAGGCAGTTAGATCAGAACAAAATCTTTACGAAGATCTGGTTATAGAAAGCCTAAAAATATTCGGTCAGGATGTATATTACATTCCTCGAACATTAGTGAATCGTGATGATGTACTAAATGAAGATCCGGCATCTAAATTCGATGATGCATATTTAATAGAAGCTTATTTAGAAAACGTAGATGGATTTGAAGGGCAAGGGGATTTATTCTCCAAGTTTGGTTTAGAAATACGAGACGAAGCAACATTCGTAATCTCTAGAAGACAGTGGGAAAAGATCATAGGTATATTCTCTTCTGATCTTGTTAACCCGAGACCACAGGAAGGCGATGTTATATTCCTTCCAATGACCAATTCTTTCTTTGAAATATCTTATGTAGAAGATGATTCACCATTCTATCAATTATCTAACTTACCTGTATACAGATTAAACTGTTCACTATTCGAATATTCAGACGAAGATTTCGATACAGGTATAGAATCTATAGATCAAAAAACAGGTGCATCAGCTTATCAAGTCACACTGGATTTAGCTATTACAGGTGGCAATCATTACGAAATTGGTGAGCAAGTTACCCAAACGGTTGGTTTAACAGCCGCTGGTTTAGATATAACTGTTAGTGGTGAAGTTCAGAATAGAACTAAAGTATCAGATACAGTATCACAAATAGGCGTTTCTAATATTGAGGTTAAGAATAGTGATGGTGTAGCTCGAGAGTTTATCGAATCAAATGCTAACCCATTAAACGGTTCAATCAATAACTATGCTGCTTATGTTACCAAGTTATATGGATTAACAGATACAACTGAAACTTTTGACACCGATGGCGGTTCACAAAATGTTGAATTTGAATTAGAAGCTGATGGATTTATAGATTTTAGTGAAACAAATCCATTTGGCGATCCTTCGGAGACTTACTAATGTTCGGACTTCATTTCTATCACGCAACAATGAGAAAATCCGTAGCAGTGTTTGGTACACTGTTTAATGATATATCTGTGGTAAGAAAAAAGAGTGATGGTTCTATTGTTAACCAAGTACGTGTGCCGTTAGCATATGGTCCTAAACAAAAGTTTCTTGCAAGGTTAGATCAAGAGACAGGATTTGATGCTCCGATGGGTATTAAATTACCTCGTATGGCTTTTGAGATTACTGGATTAGAATTAGATGTTGTACAAAAAGGACAAAAAAGAAATAAGATTGTAGAGAATCACGGTTCAGATGTAACCAAAAAGAAAACATTACAGAATTACACAGCATATAATATAGGTATGCAGCTAAATATTCTAGCAAAGAATCAAGACGACGGATTACAAATAATGGAACAAATACTTCCATTCTTTCAGCCAGAATATACATTAACAATTAGACCAGTAGATGGATTTGATTTAAAACAAGATGTACCAGTTATATTAACTGGGGTAAATATTGATGACCAATATGAAGGTAGCTTTGAAGAAAGAAGAGTATTAATATACACATTAGACTTTACAATGAAAATGAAGTTCTATGGTCCAACAGTGAACCAAGGGGTTATAAGAGAAGTTAATCTTGACTTTGAAAATAGACAAACAGGTGAATTCTTTGAAGGACTTAATTATACTGTTAGACCTTCTGATACTGCAGATAATAAAGTAGTTACTGTAGCTTATGATGAAAACCAATTTGTAGTTGGAGGAGATCAGTTTATATATGACGTAACAGTTGAACCTTACCTAGTGAATGTTTCAACGGCAGCTGCTTCATCAAACTCTGCCGAATTACAACTTGTGAATACATCAACATTACAGGTTGGACACGTAGTAAGTGGATCGGGTGTAAGTGGTGCACCGCAGATATCTGCTATCAATTCACCAACTAAAATAACATTAACTACAGCACAGAGCATTGCAAATAATACTAGTTTAACATTTACTGCTAATAAATTTAACTTATTTGCTCAGGTACAACCTACGTTAACCTTATATAGAGGAAACACTTATATATTCCATCATCCAAGCGGACATCCAATTAGATTTTCAACCACAAATGATGGAACCCATTCAGCTGGGGGTACAGCATATACAACAGGGGTAGTAACAGATACAACAACTACTACTGGTCAGGTAAATGGTGCGGTTAATAATAGTGTTAATGTTACATTAACTGCTTCTAATACAAATATAAAAGTTGGTGATGTAGTTACTGCTACAGGAATTAATACTACCGTGGCTAACATCGATGGTAATGCATTAACCCTCTCTGCTGCACAAAGTATTGCAAATGGTACCACACTAACATTTACAACATCTAGGACATTATTTTCACCAGTGGAAAACACGCCGGAAAATCTGTTCTACTATTGTGCTAACCACGCTAAGATGGGCGGACAGGTAATAGTATTAACATCGTAATGGATATATTATGGACAAAAAAGACAAGCTACAAAAGTCACTAGAGAAAAATCTTCCTGGAATCAAAAAGTCAGAAGTAATTATCGCAGATAAAGAAAAGAAAGATATTAAAGATGATTATGAACTGGCAAGATCCACATATA